GACAAGCTCTTTAAAACCGGTATTGATATATACAGTTCCAAATTGTGCTGCTATTGAACAACCGCAATAACCAGTTGCCACAACATCGGGCCTTGTCACAGCCATACGCGATACTTCCAGCTCTGATCCATTCCAATGCAAATGCGCCGCTGACGGATCCCCTATTGATAGCTTGTAGCCGTCCGAATAGCCCAGAAACCATCCCGTCCCCGTCGCGTAGTCGGTTTGTCCGCCTTTTATCGCTCCCCCACTGCTCAGCGTTATCCCTCCACCTGTCACTGTTAATCCGCCATTGATGGCAGATAAAGTCACATCCGCGCCTTCGGCAATGCCAGCCAACTTACTACCTTCGTCGGCATTCAATCCGGAGAGACTGCTAAATGACAATTTGCTTGCAGATATTGACTCTGCGTCTATTCGGTCGGATGATATAGTTCCGGCATTTATTTGGCTTGCGACAATAGTTCCGGTATAAATGCCGTTCGCGTCTATATAAGTAGTATTTGGACGACCTGTCACATTAGACCAAGAAATATAGGCATTAGGCCCCATTGCAACATTATCGCCCACTGTTAGTTGATTCGTTGCGATATGTCTCGCGAGGATAGCACCATCAATGATCATGTCGCCCGCAACGCCAACAGCAGAAACTCCATTAATATTTCCAACTGTAAATACCGCTTTTGGCGTCATTGTATCGGTTGGATTTACCACCTGGAATTTATTTGATAGGACAATAAATTCAGATGAACCAGAATCATCCAACATTAGGCCAACGCCAGCCACTCGTCCATTCGCATTTAACTTGACTGTCCATTGTGATAATAAACCAGCCGATATAGGCGTCCAATAAGTTGCATTCGGCGGTTGATTGTTATACGATTGCAAAATACAGCGATAATATGTGCCAGTTAACAGAACAATAGACCCTGGATAATAGGTTGTTGTGGCGTTCCAAACAGGTGCATTCGATGTATCGTATACAGCCAGTCTGTTCTCCGCTGCGGCGATGCGCAAGTAACCATCGCTATCTTTTTGATCTTCTTCATACGTTGCTGTCATCACACGTGAGGATATACTTGCCCAGGAACCGGCCTGACCGGCATCGATGTCGATCTCTGCTTGAGAAACTCGACTAGATAAACCATCAACCTCTACTTGTGATGCTTTGAGTAGAATATCTGCTTGAGCGGCATCAATATCAATTTCGGCCTGAGACAAATGTCCAGACAAACCATCTACATAAGATGTCAACAAATTTATTTTGGCTTCAGCACCATCAATGTCAATTCCTGCTTGGGTAATGCGAATATCTACGTCTTTAATATCGCTAATGGATTCTATAAATACACCTGTTTCATAAGATCGACTTTCTGTATCAGTCAAAAATGTAATTGGGCCAGTGATACTTGATGAAGTTAGGCTGATATTATCTTTGTTTAGCACAATATCAGATTCTGCCGTGGACATCCGGTTGGACAGGCTATCAACTTCCGTTTGAGACGCTTTTAGCGCAATAGCTGCTTCAGCACCGTCAATGTCCAATTCTGCGGTTGACATCCGGTTGGATAAGCTATCAACCTCTACTTGAGAAGCCTTAAGCAGGATATTTGCTTGAGCACCATCAATATCTACTTCGGCCTGAGAAACCCTACCATCCAACCCGCTGATTTGAGTCGCCAGCAAATTTATCTGAGACTTCGCACCATCAATGTCAATTCCTGCTTGAGTAATGCGGACATCGATGTCCTGCACATCACTGATAGATTCCACAAACACGCCTGTTTCGTAGGAGCGATTTGCAGTCGTATCAATCAAATATGTGACAGACCCAATAATAGCTGATGATGTGAGACTTATGCCTTCTTCGTTGAGTTCCACCTGATTGATAATGCTGCTGAATTTGTCGGCAAACGGGCTGATCTCCCAATATTCCGTATTTGTCGGCAGCGGAGCGGGGGAAAAATCGATGGTCTTTATACAACGATATGCTGTGTTGTTGTATTTGACATAATCATTCACTGCGTAAAATTCTGTTGTCGAAAACTCGGGTAGAAATAATTGTGAGAATGCGTCGAATTCAGTCTGTTCGACGCGCAACAAAATATCCGAGGCATTCTGGAGTATAGAACTTTCCGCGGCGGTTACACGGTTGATGAGCTGATCAACGGTGATAGTTGCGGCTTTTGTAACGATTTCCCCCTCCAATTCATCGACGCGGGTATCTATCGTCGCAACAACTGTAGCGAGAGAATTGCTCTCCTCCCAGTAATCAAGGGCGAGACCCGGCTCCTGTGCCGGGGGAGGTGTATATGCTTTAATGCACCGCCACACCTTGCTGTTATGGAGCACGTAATTGCCAACAGCATAGGATGCGCTATTTGACCAGGGCGTCGTGGTCAGTGCGCTGATTTCAGACTCAAGCACGGCAATATCATTTGCGGCCTTATTTGAGGAAACAACTAAGTTTGTTATATCAATTTTATGTTGTTCAACATCTGAAAATGTACCATCTATAATCTTGTCGATTCCAGAAAAGACCATATCAAACGGCGTTGTTGACAGAAAAACTCCGTGCTCATAAATATAATCTTTGTCGATTTTATCAATGCGGGTAAGTAAGTCATTTACAAGTTGATCTTCAGAAATGTTGCCATTCAGAACTTGGAGATAATCTGCCGGATCGGTTGAAGTCGTACCCATAACACCGGCAATCGCGCTTTCTGGATACCATGCACCATAGTTGCCATAAATATCTCGGATGCGCGTCCAATAATAGCGCGTGGCGATCAACGGCAGCCCGTTGTGAGCCCATGACGTTGCCTGAGATTCTCCAACCAACTCGGCATCATCCCGATTATTGGTTTCTGAAGCCCAAATCTCAATTACATCGAAATTAGGAAATGTTGTGTAAACAAGAGTCAGCCTTATTGCATAAGGGAAACTCGTCGTGGTAATTTGTGTGACCGCAGTTGGAAATGATACATTTAACGTAACCGTCCCGGCTGCGCTCTCGTTTCCTGCCACATCAACGGCCACAACGTTGAATTGTTTTGATGTCCAAACGATTCGTTCGGTGTAGCACGTGCTGTTTCCAACGGAAACGCTGTTCACTGCATAGTGATCAATTGCGAGAGAAGTTTGACAAGACCCCCATGTCACAATCGCTATTTCGCCTTCTGTATATGCAGACGGCACTGGAGTAGATGGCGATTGAATCGTGATTGATGCAGATTTCGCAGTAGTGCTCTCTTGTCCATAGACATCGAGCGTTTTAAGAGTGAAGTTGTAAATCCCTGCTGTTAGATTTCCAACATATACGTATCTATTCCCATTGTAATTCGTTACAATCGCGGTTCCGCCCAAATAGATATTATAGCCTTTTATGGAAACATCTGATGACGCAGTCCATGTCAAAACAATCGACTGGCCTGACAGATATGCCTGAAATCCTATGGGCGGCTGCGGAAGTGGTGATTTCGTTACAGAGGCCCCAGATAACATTGCCCAATCAGATGCAATCATCATGGTGTTGATTGCCCTAACACGAAAGTCATAATATCCTGGAGAAAGATCGGTTAGAACCGCAAAATTCGATCTTGTCGTTGTAAAATGAGACCAGGTGCCAACGGAGTATTCTTTGTATTCCACCTCATACCAAAGCACGAACGCATCATTCGGAGGGGTCCAAGACAAAACTACCTGACTTTGGAGGTATACGCCTGTATCGTAAAAGTCTTGATAAATTTGCAAATTGGTCGGACATCCGACCGATGACAAATTGGGCAAATTAGTATTAGGGGTTGCATCTTCTGCTGAGATTACATCAAAATTATATACCGTTTCGTCATATTCGCGCGCAGAAACAATCACCTCATCATCGTTTTTTAGCTGTATGCCAAGAACCCTGAAAAGTTTCCCGTCCCAGCCTGGTGTACTATGAGTAATTGATACCACATCACCAACTTCGCAACGTAATCCTTCGATAAATGCCGTAAATTGACAAACAATCTGTTGGCGGGATTGATTAAGGTTGATCGCGCCGATTTGTCGCGCTGTGCCGGCTTGGGCAGTAAACGGCAAATCAATTGACGTTTCCAATATCAGGCCGTTATCCAATACACGAAGAGCCTCTGAGTCAATCGGAATGATGTCATCTTGCCAGGAGCGATCTGGATTGAATATGCGCACCCGTAGTCGATTGAACATGTTTTTTTTCGACCCGAGCGTTATTTGCCACGATCCGGTAATATTATCTTCTGTGAAGGAAAATGTTGAAACAGCCGGGCGGTCAATCAGAAGTCGATAATATCCTGCAGAAAATACGAGCATGCCGCGACAACATGATAGTAATCTCTCAGTATTGGTCAGCGCACTATCGTCTATATTTATGGCCCCGTCGCAGGTGTATCGGGCCTGGACAATTCCGCCAACCGTGACAGTTTCATCGCAATAATTTGCTGCGGCAATAACATCGGAATCCTGTATCTGGGACTCTGGGATACCACGACCATACCTCGTGTTGGTAATATAGTCGCGGATACACAGGGCCGGATTTCGAGAGAATTTTGTAATTGCATCTCTTGGATCATAAATCAATCGACCGTCGATATCAGCGGTGATTGTTGGAAGACCTCCGGAAAATACGTCAGAATCCCACTTCAGCCGTATATAGAGATACGCCACACCGCACAACCGATGCTCCGCAGTCCATGACGGCACCGCGGTCATCAAATTGGCATCTGCAATTTGATCATCCGTGCCAAGATGCTTGTACACATCAACCAAACCTGAAAACCGTGTATCCGTTGATGGCACATCGTTCAAATAAACGGTGTTGATTGCTGAAATCGGCCCCTCGCATAATGCTAAAACGAGATGTACATATTCATTGTTTTCTCCAGACACTTCCAGAAAAACACGATTCCCGCCAATGCGACGGCTTCCATAAATTACAGGGATTGGCGAAGTTGTTGACGCCTTGTTTAGTAGGAGACCCTGATTGAACGCCTCTATACTAATCTGTGTAGTCTCAACATCAGGAGCAAACAGAGAATTGCCAATATAAGAGACGGCCATAGTCGTCACGCCGCCAATTACTGCCGCGCCAACAGCGCCTATGGTAATTCCGCCAATGACTGCTCCTGTTGCTGCCGCGGCAGCGCCAGCTCCGGCAACCATTGCCCCGATGGCAACTACTGCGGCTGGCATGGCAACCTCCACACCAAATAAGTCTCATGGCGAATCGAAGCCATCGGAAATATACACACAGAGAGATCCGGTGATACACTAACGGCATCTCTTCCCAGGTAAACATGCACCATTTCCCAGCGAGGATCAGGGATAACCAGAAGATCTCCTGTTTGCTCAAATCCTTTTTTGGCTTCGACAAATCCGTGTTCGGCAAGCAATCCGATGAACGAGCCCCATGGACAACGTTTCCGATATCGGATTGCGCCAAGGCCGGTGCTGTAGCGCCCGCTAATCAACGAGGCGAGATCTGTGCCATGTGTAGCATCAATTGCCTCCAAGGCATAGACATTGCAATCGCATCGTCCCCAGGCAAAGGGCCTGCCGATGGAATCTTGCACAAAGCGCATCAAAGCAATTTCTTGCTCACCCGTCATTTTCTTCCCCAAACGATTTCTTTAGTAATTTCGCTGATAAACTCAAAGCCTTTATCGCCATGAAAAAAAAGCTGCTGTTCCGTATGATTAGTATGCCGGCCACTCTTTCGCTCAAAATCCACCCAGGCACTAGAAGCATTAACAGTGACCGTACAGGAGCCATTGTTTGGGTCTTCTTGAATCGAAGGTTGATCCATTCGTCCTTCGAAGATTAGTACAGGGTCAGGAATAATTGACATGTTTTCGTCAAAAAATGCTTTTCTAATTCTTAGCGGTCTATCAATATATTTTTCCCCCAGCACCGCCGATACGACACTTTGATCAATGCCAGAAAGCTGCACGGTCATGTTGGTGACACGTAAATCCGCCGATTCTTCGATATCGCTGAACCCCAAAAAATGGCCAAGCGCAGTATATACCTGACCATTCCATATTACATTCGTCCAAGCGTCTGTGATATAAATTGGCGTTGGATCAAAAAGCACATCCACCAGATGAAACGGTTGATTTTTCGATTTTTCGAGTTCAGTCAGTACTGCTACTGTCGCTCCGCGATCAGTCATTACCATGCCTCCACAAAAGACACTTCAAATTCATTAAACAATGGGGCATGAACAATCCATTCATGCAAATCCTTCGCGAACGCCACACTAAATGGTACATCCGTCACTATCAATGTTTCTGAATCGTTTGGCGATTTCAACAGGGCAGGTTCAATATTCAGATCCGCCAATCCCAAGCTGTTCGAATTGGCATCAACAGTCATCATATAGACCTTATCATGTCCTGCGAACTTGATGAAATCTCCTGCCAGCAGGATTCCTGTTTGAGAGGGTGTCCACCCTTTCGTGTGTATGACTCGCCCTGCCTGAGACGCACCATCAACAGTCGGTGTGCCGGTAGCTATTCCTCTCGCCGTGGACCATTTCGGTAATATAATTTGAAATGTATCAAATTGCCCACGCTGCTTGAGCGAAAAGGCTATCAAAGGGGCAAATTCCTCACGCAGTAAATGCTTAGGATAAGTTCCTTCAATTAACCAACGTTGGCCGCCACGGCTTCTGGCTTGGCGCGCAAGGCTATGAGAGATGGATACCAACGTTGGCTGGATTGATGAAATTTTAATGCTCAAAAATGCTGGCGTGGATGGATATATACCACTCATTTTCCCAATGGCCCTCTTTGTCCCAACCTATTGAATGCCATCTGCACCATCCCAACAATCTCATTTCTGTGTTGTGCAAGATGCTGCGATACACTCTTCGAATCCATTGCTACGATCTGCATCTCCAATGTCAAATCGTAATGATGATGAACCTCGTTTTTTTCATTCCTGGCCATAAAGCCAAGCGCATCCATCTGTCTCGGAGTAAAAACACCTTCTCCACGGCGAAGGATCGCTGGATATTCGTCTGGAGCAAAACCATCATGAAGGCGCGGAGCACTTGCAAAGACGGTATCCGGAACCGTGCGGTAAAATGTCGGAGCGCTGCCGACAATTCCGCCTGAATGCATACCGAAAGCAGTTGTTCCGCCTGCTCCGATATGAATTAGATTGCCACCAGAAGTAATGGAGGAGGATAACGCATCGCCGATCCAGGAAATGGATTTATTGATTAAGCCACCGGATCCGTCCTTCTCTCCGAACAATGCTACCCTGGCGAGCTGCCCGAGATAATCTGCAGTGGCCCTTGTCAATGAATCAAGCACTGCCTGTCCGAAATCGCGCAAGCTGGTAAACTTGTTCTTCATTATATCGAAAAATAGATCTGAGAAATTCTGCTCCATCGCCTCGGCGGTGCGCTCGGACAGGTCCACCAGGTGCTTGGAGGCGGCCTCCTCGGCCTGGATCATGGCATCCAGGGCGCGGGACTGCACCTCGTAGCGCTCCTCGTACTGGATCTGCCAAAAGTCCTTGGGGGTCTTCTCGCCGGCGGCCACACCTTCCCGGGCCGCCTCCTCCAGGGCCCGGATCTCGTAGTCCAGCGCGCGGGACCGCACGGCGTATTTGTCATCTGCCTGGATGCGCCACAGGTCCACCAGGTCCTTGGTGGCCTCGGCCAGCTTGCGCACCTTGGGGGCGGCTCCGCCGGCGGCGGTGCCAGTGTCCTGCACGCCGCGGTTGACCGTGGTGACGATGGGCTCGGCCTGCTTGAAGTTGCCCAGCATCAGGTCCCAGGTCTCGCTCATATGGGCGATGCCGATGTCGGCGGCGCCCCGGGCGTTATCGCGCAGGGCGCGCAGGCCGTCGATGGTGCCGGAGAAATCGGTGAAGGGCAGCTTCTCAACCTTCTCGATCATCCACACCATGGAGGACACGGCCTTTTCCACGATGCGGTTGATGGACGCCCCCGCGGCGGTGAAGACGAACTCGATCCCCTGGGCCATGGTCAGCACCACCTTGCCAGCCCAGATCATGGCGTCGTGCCACCGGGCCTGGTAGCGCTGGAAGCGCTCGGCTTGGGTGTCGGTGCGCTGGCCCACGCGCTCCACCACCTCGGCGCCGGCCTCCAGGGTGGCGTTGAGGAAGGCCTGCTTCTTCTCGGCGTCGGTGAGCTGGCTGGCGGTCTTGCCAAGCTGGGCCGCGTAGCGCTCGTTGGCCTCGCCCACCTTGACGATGATCCCCAAGTTATCCAGGATCATCTGGGACTGGCGCCCCACTGCGGTGACGATATCGGAGAACGCCTGGCTGACCTCCTGGCCGGTGACCTTGGCCGTGGACCTGGCGATCTCCATCAGCTGCGCCAGCTTCTCGGCGGGGATCCCCAGCGTCATGGCGGTGCCGGCCTTCTCCATGATGGTCATGGTGTCCAGCGTCTGGCCGCTCATGCGGCGCAGGTCGGCGATGATCTGCTGGGCGCTCTGCCCGTGGCTGGCGGCCAGGTTGGCGAAGGCCTGCTCGCGCTCCTGGAACTTGGCCGCCTGGAAGGCCATGTCGTAGGCCTGGCGCACGGCCAGCCCCCCGGCGGCGATCTCCACCCAGGCGCTCTTGAGTCCGCGCCACATGTTAGTGACGCCGGTCTCGAACTGCACCGCCTTGGCCCGGGCCCGGTCGAAGGCGCCCTCGGCCCGCTTGCCGAGCTGCTCCAGCTCTTTCTGCGCGCTGGCCGTGGCCGCCTCGACCACGATGGAGTACTTGCTGTTCATCGCTTGCCCCGCTTCTCTTTTTCGGCCTCTTCCGCCTCTATCTCGGCCAGCACCGCGTCGATGGTCTCGATCATCTCCAGGTGCTGTTCCTGCTGGTCGAGGATCCCGCCCGCCCCTGGTAAAAATCCCTGGCGGTAGTGCCGGTACAGTCCGACCGCCTCCCTGAACAGCCGCCGGTCGACGGCGGCCACCGGGCATCCCGCGTAGCGCGTTCCGTCGATCTCCAGCGGAGGCGGCCTGTCAGCCCCCTCGATGCGCGGGCACCCGCGCCGCGCCTGGTGGCCGGCCTTCTCGCACGCGCCGCAGTCGTGCAGCCGGCCATGACGGCTCAGGATGGCGGCGAGCCGGAGTTTTTTGCGTCCGCCTCCGGCAGGAAGGTCTTGTCCATCATGCGCGCGAAAAGCGTCAGGCACTCGCCCGGGGTCAGCGCGTCCTTGTCCTCGATCCGCGGCTCGCAGCACATGTCCAGCAGCCGGTCCACTGCGGCCCAATCGTTGTTCTTTACCTCGGCCAGCTTGATGCCGTCGGCCTCCAGGTCGAATATCTCGCGCCGGGTCAGCCCGCGCGTCTTGATTTTGGCCAGATCCATCCAATCCTCCACAAGGGTACTCCGCCCATAGCCGTCAGGCTTGGGTGGAGGGGAATTGTGGTCCGCTGCGCTGACGGCTTTGCCCGCTGAGACCGGCATACGAATAGCCGTCAGCCCTTTGGACCGCGGTTAAATATTTCGGGTGAACGTCGAAGGCCAGGCCCTGCGCTTTCAGCCGAAAACTCGGGCGATTGCGGATGGCAACCCGGCCAATGTATCGACCGGCGAATTTTCCTGCCGGGATACTGGCAATCACTGTGTCGCCGGTGCGAAAGCCCTGCACCGTGCGGGCGCCCTTGGCGCCGGTACGGGGAAACCCGAACCTGTCCGGCTTGCGCATTTGCCGGCTCCCGCGCCCGGTGGCGGCAATGACCAGCGGGATTTGCCCGGGATTGAGGCGCACCGCCGCGCCAGTCTCTCCGACGCAGGCCGCGTCGATCCAATGGGCCTTCGGATAGCCCTGCCGGCTACGGTTGTGCTTGGTCCTGCCCCCGGACCAGAACGATACCGGCAGGCCAGACGCCTTCAGCGCGTTGCCGATGGCGTAGCGGGTGCTGTTGACCGCCGCGGCGTCCCGCAG